CTATCAAGGCTTTTAAGTGTTCAGGCATTTCGCCTCCTTGTTGTTACACCGTGAAACAAATATATACCCATACGTTTCACAATGCAACACTTTATTTTCATCACGCATAAAAAAGCCCACGGTTAAGTGGGCTTTCATTACTCCGTTATAGGTGGTTAGTTGGTTAGCTTCTGCCAGATTGCTGATACATATTTAGCCTGATGGATTGCATCATCTAGCGCGTCATGTCGCACACCTTCAAATGGTATGTCTTTTTTAGGATTGAATCCGATTTGATAACCAAGCTCTAAAATCGTGCGAACATCGCGATCATTCCAAAACTTCCAGGGCGCTCCCATATTGCATTTTTCGTATGCATTCTTAACAATGGAGTTATCGAAGGTTGCACCATTACCCCAAACTTGAGATTCTGAATGAATGAACCTAGTAAGATCTTTTAATGCAGTGGTTATATCTTCGCTTGCGTTTTGACCTTCAGTAATTTTTGCTTGAGCGCCTTTTTCCTGAGATAGCCACCAGAGAACAGTAGATGCATCCATACTTAATCCTCGATCAATGCACGAACTAGCATCAATATGAACTGACATAGTGTCGCCAATCTCGCCAGTTTTGGGATCGAAGTAACAAGCGCCAATTGATAAGATGACCGAGTTTGTTTTGTTGCCTAGTGTTTCAATATCTAGCATTACGTGTTTCATTATTCTACTCCGTTAAGCGGTCATGTGACCGCTGATATTGGTTGGTTAAGGGTTGATTTAAAATGGGCAGTCATCAAAATCGTCAGGAACTTCATTATATTGAGGTGCTGTTGATTGAGGTTGTGAACTCTCTCGCTGATGTTGAGTGGGTGCTGATTGTGTTCGCTCATCCTTATCTTCGATTGATGCAGCGTACTTATCAAATGCTGATGCTGCTGAGTTATCAATTGCTTCTTTTACAGTTTTGCTGGTTTGAATGTGAGCTGGTAGTTTGATTTCAAACTTATAACCATCTCCTCCATTATTTTTAGTGTAATCAATACGCTGAACTACAGCTTTGAAGAACTTACCGATAAGATTAGGGCAATCACCTTGCTGATCTTCATTTAACTGCTGAGTACCAGAGCAGCCCATAATTGCCTGAATTAATTTATTTCCGTATGGGTTTGGTTGACCTTGACCATTAACAAAGTTAATAGAGATATAATTGCACTTCAATCCATCACGAGTTTCTAAATCCATTTCAAGAGCGCGAGCTTGTGAGTTTGTAGAGTTAACAAACTTAGCTGAGACAACTTTAAAGTCATAACCGCCAGACTTTGAAACGTAAGAGCTACCACCAATTTGTGCGGCTTCTTCCTGGTTGTAATTAAATACTGTGTTCATTCTTATTTCTCCAGTTTGTAATATTCAATGATCGTGTCATCAATCATTTTCAAATCGTTATCAATGTGTAAATCATCAAACATACCCATTGGGCTTTTGAGCGTGTCGCTACCGCCGTTTTGCGTTGTGAATGTGTACTTGCTATCAGAAACGGATGCGCCTAACACGATAGTGAATAGACCCTCTAGTGTTATCTTTTCATCAAGCATTTTGCCGATTGTTTTGATTTTAGTTTTACCGTTCATGTCAGTTTCAACATGAGACATAAAGTAAACCCTGATATCACTATCAACTGATTGAGCGTGGTTAATGATGCTCCATGCGTTAAAGCCGATATCATTAAACTTGTCGTATGACTTTTCTTTACTTCTGCGCATGAACTCATTAGCCATGATGTATTGAAAGTCATCAATGATGATCATCTTTTTGCCAAGCTTCACGGCTCCGTCAATCACTCTAATGATCATTTGAGTATTGTCAGTGGCTTTTATTTGCCCTCCTTCTTTCGACATTGGTTTAAATTCATTTCTGAATGGAAGTAGTTTCTTAACTGGCTGAATCAAGAAGCAGTCATTAGGATTTAAATTCCTCATGCTTGTTGATTTGCCGCAACCACTCTCACCGAGTATCAATACTGGAATACCCATCACTCACCCCTTTTTACCTCTGTTAGCTACTTTCGTTAACTCTTGATTTAAAAAGGCGTGAAACTTCATACCCTTCCCTTTTGCGATTTCCTTTAAGTCTTTAGATAAAGACTCTGGAACGCCTAGATTAATTTTTACTTCATCAGTGTCGCTTATAAGATCTGGATTTTTTGATACGTATCTGCATATGTTTACAGCGTCATCAAACTTGCAAGCAAACCATTCTCCAAATAAGGACAGACTGGAAAGAAGTCTATGCGCTTCCTTCTCCGAAACTAAAGAGTCACCTTCACACTCAAACGCTCGAAATTTAGTTATAGATATCCCCATACCTGACTGTATTGTCGCCTTTCTTTCTGCTGGAGAGTTTGTTTTGCCTATCTTGATGTACCCATCTCCTGACTCAGCAACGTATATGTAACTCATTTCAACACTCTCTTAGCTTCCTTTAGGACGCTGTAATTAATGAAGTGAGCAAGGTTTCTCTTATCGCTCACGCCTGCTGCCTTTTTTACCAATTCATACTCTTCATCAGTAAAATATGCCGCCCGTTGTTTCGGCTTGTTATCGTCGCTCATATTTACCTCTCGTTGTTTGATATGGTGAATATTAATATCAAAAGAATATCGTGTCAATGGTTAAGTGAATATTATTTTAATATTAAAATGAGCTTGCTATTTTCCATCAATTAAACTAAATTAGATTCACGTTACGCAATTGGAGTGAGTGAAATGGCGTTTAAATTAGAAACTGTTTATTGCAAGTTCAGTAGTGAGGAAAAGGCAAAAGACCACGCTGATAATGTACTTAGCAAAAACATACCAGAAGTAGATCGCGGATACATGCTTCATGATGTTAATGGTTGGTGTAGCTGGTTTCGTAAAGTTATGTGGAATAGAGAAGAGGTTGAATATGAAGATGAAGATTGATTACTCATTAATAGCAAAGCAAACAATAGCAAGTGTTAGTTCTGAATCGCTTGCGGAATATAACGAAGGCGTAAATCGTCGCAATGCTGAGCGTGAAGAAAGACGCAAAGCTAGAATGCTTGAACGTGTTGAGATTGGCGCTAGAGACCAAGTTATTGAAGTCGATGAGCGCGAGAAAATGGGCTACGGTCGCGGGCGAAATACGGGTGATTAATATGAATAAGCAACAGTTACTCGATATGCTGCCTGATGTCCGCAATGAAGTGAAAGTATTGCAGCAAAAAGCCGATGCATTCGATTACTTGCAACAACAATTTCAAGATTCGCTGAACAATGACCGACCTATCGAGCTGCATGATATGCATATAAGCTGTGAGATCGGCATGACGCGTTCATATTTTAAAATCGGTGTGAATACTCAGGGTTGGGATGTGGACTTGCTAGGTACGATTGAGGGCGCTTTGATTAATAAGGAGACGGAGCTGTGATTATCGGATTTATAAGGGCGCTTGTATTCACAAAGCGCAAAGTGCCTGAAATTAAAGCTAGGATTGATTTACTATCGGATAAACTGGAAGCTCTTCACCCGAAGCTTGTCAGATATTGCTACGATGATGATAATTACTACTGGATTGTCAGAGATAGAATATGCAACGAGATGGATGAAATAATGCAGCAGTGGAGGAGCGGGATTAGATAAATAAAAGCCCTCACATCGAGGGCTTAGTTTTACAGTGTAAATTTAAACTGTGGTGAATACTCGACTCGGCCAGCCAGTTTCTAGATTAACTACGGTCGGGTCTGCTGCTAAATCAAGCTCACTTTGTAATGACATTTCATTTCTAAAGCATTCATTGATATAAGTTACAACGCACTTGTAAACAGGTTTCAGCTCTTGCACTGTGTATAACTTAAATGTGCCATCCGCTAACTTCCACGGTACGTCAATGAGACCATTTATGATTGATTCAGTAACGTATGACTCCATTTTTTTAACTGAATTCTCATCAGTCTGGATTTCAATTCCATCAACAACAACGCCTAAATTCTGCTTATTCCAGCGAGCATCAGCAAGTGAGCATTTGCATTGATCTATCGTCAACTTTGACTCTGTAACTTTTTTACCGTCAAATGCCCATCTTGACATATCACACAAGGGGAGCTCTGAGTGATTAACGGTAATATACTCACCCATCGACAGGCCTAGTTTTTTTGCTAACTCAGATGCATCGCTGCTACCGATATGTGAGAAATTAACTCGCCCGTCTTTGCCATTAAATACTATTACATTGCTCATAATTACCACCTATAGCCCACAAAATGCAACAAAAACATAAGGAAGATCTTCATATGCTAGAATGCCTGTGCCAGTTGCTACCCTGACGCTATCGCTTGTTCTGAATGTTGTATCTTCAATGACACTTCTATCGAATAGGTTACCGCCCGCTTTCCCGATTGATGTTAGCAAAAGGAAATTTAAGTTTCCAAAATCAGTCCCGCTCGTTACAGTCAATCTGCCTGTGCCGTTTTTAACAACTGACGAAATATTGTATGAACTTAAAATTAATCCCGTTGCACCGTCTATCACTGCCCATGCATCTAAAACTTGAGGGCTATGCTCCGTTACTGGGTTGTAGCTTCTGCTTGATTTGTTATCACTAACATTCTCAATAATACCCGCTTCATTTGCGAGAAACAGGAATTGCAGTCCGTCAGTTGCGATAGATAAGTCAATGGCACCGTACACATTCGATGCATCATCCGTGATTCTCGCCCCGGCCGCACTGAATGCGTCAACGTCAGCTTGAATCTGAGCACCTAGATGATCTTTAAATCCACAGTATTGAGAGTTTTTCGTTATTTCTCCGGCATCGTCTTTCGGGTAACTACGCTGAATGATACCTGTGTTGCTTGCCGAGTTAATCACGCCGTTGATTTTGGTCATCTGCAAGCAGTCAGTTAGAGCAATAATGCCCGCTGCTATCTCATTTCCGGCTAGAATATCTTGCGGTACTGCGTCAAGTAGTGGGTAACCGTCTTTGCCGAGCACGTTGAAGTTTTGGTTTCCTACCCAGCGGTTTTGCACCGACCTTGAAAACTCATCATCGGCTTCAGTCTTTGTGTAAACTTCTGATTGATTGTAAGTCTCGGCTTTATTGTAAGTCTCGGCTTTATTGTAAACATCGTCCTTAACATAGTACTCGTAAAGCTTAAGTGTTACGCCTACACCGCCAATGGTGGCGGTTAACAGCCCGAAATCTAATGCCGTTATCTCACCGCTCACAGTTACGTCAGTTGTGTAAATCCTATCAGTAACGGCGTCTCTCAACGCTGTAGTCCCAGCTAGTACTATATCGCCGATGATGGCGGAAACGTTTGCAGGCTTCGGCCAGAGCACGAGGCTTGTTATTTGTTCGTCACCTTTGTATACACTGTCCGGTGTTACTGTGCCGGAGTTGAATACTTGTTGATCGGTGTAGTTGTTTGCTGTGTTTATCGAATCGACATCGCCCTGCTCTATCTTTTCGATAATCCCATTGTAGTCGAGTGGATTCTGATCGCTTATGTTCGCTGTTATAGTTCGGTCTAGCTGCTCTTGAAGCTCCTGATCTTGCTGAGTCAGCTTATCTAGAGCATCCTCGTGAGAGTTAGCCGGGAATCTACCGCCCTCTATGTAGTCGATCTCTTGAGTTTGCTGTGTGTCTCTAATAATCACTAGATCGACATTATTAAGGACGTCAAGGGTTGTCAGAACACCGCCTGCGGTTGCTATATTCTGAGAGACCGTGAAGTTAGTGTAAGGAGTTTCAGTCCCCTCCGCATCAACTGTGATCGCAGTGACTTGAGTTACATCTGTGATATTGAATGTAAATGCAAAGTCAACCGTGACACCGTTGGTGGTAAATGTATCTTTTCTGTTGGTAGCTGTAACTGTCATAGTGTCACCTTGTTATTGGTCTTAATGCGCTTTGAGATGGTGGTAATAAAAACTCCTGCTCATTCTCTTTTTTAATTCGCCGCTCCATGCGCTTTATGTAGCCTGGATTTAATGACTCCCTTACGTCATAGAGTATCATATAATCAAGAGCTATCCGCGTATAGAATAGATTTGCGTATGGCGTGTTATTCAGTGCGGCAGTTAGCGCAGTGGATGCGGTGTCATCACCGTCACGAGCCCGCTGGAATAAATCAATCACCTGCTCTGCCGTTCCTGCTGTTGGCCCTGCAAAGGTTGAGATCGCGCCGCCACCAAACCTGTTTTTCATATCGCCGAATAAGAAATCTCCATAGATGCCAGCGCCGCCACCCTGAACCGCTGCCGCCATCCATGTATTCATTGATGATGGATCTCTTGGCTCTCTTCCTTTGGCTAAATCTTTGGCTGTCATTGCTACATAACCGCCAATAGTTAGCGCTGAGAATAGCGAGGCAACGCCATACAAAGGGGAATCGATGAACTTATCCGATCCTGTTCCTTTGGCTTTACCTTTAATTTCACGCCCTAATGTTCGCTGTAAAAATATAGTTGGATACTGTTTGAATTGAGCAATGAATCGAAGTGTTTCACCCGGCACTGTTCCGCGCTTCGTTCCTCTTGTCCACACCGAACGCGAGCGGGCATCGGTCTCTAATTGTGCGTAACCCGTCCTATCGGACACGTAGCTTCTTAATTTACCCTCAAGCTCATCACGTAGCATCTCTATGCGCATCTTGGTGGGCTTTAACCCCTGACTTTCTATCATTGATACAAAGTCGTCATCAGGAAGCTTAGACATGGCCTCTGGCGTTAATAGCCCGGTGCCGTCCTCTGCTTCATATTTAGACTTTCTAATGATATTCCACTCATTATCACCGATCCCGTACAGCTTCATTACTCGCTTGCTTCTTGGGTCGAGTGAATTAAATGAAATATCTGACTGCTGGAATAATCGGTTACTTGTCCCTATGGCCGCACTTCTCTTCATGGCATCAGTCCACCACGTTAAGCCGTTCCATTTAAAGAACGAGTTCATTGATTTTTCAGTTAACCCACTA